GGAACAAGATCTCCAAGTCTGATTGCGTTAATATCAACGTCGATCATATGCAGATCAACAGCTGTAAGTTCAATCGTGATTGCTAAGTTGATGCACTTCTGCAGATATTTATTTGCTTCTTCCAGTAGTTTGTCTGGATCATATACCTCAGAGAAATCAACCTTGTCATAGATCCATCCATATAGATCTACGGCATCCTGGCTATATACATAATCCGTTCCGTTATGACCATTTGCTGTTGTGATTGTCACGTTATCTTTTCCAACTGGGATAATCGCTGTTTTAATGTCTTCTGCCTTAGAGTATTTCTTCAGATCGAGAAGATTTTCTCCGAAACGAATCACCTGATTACTTACATTTCCATACTGCTTTACATAATCAAGATACCGTATGTTTCCATCATGCCGAACACGAAGATACCCTTCGTATTTCCCTAAGAAATTGGAATTAATAAAATCCCAGGTCTTCTCATAATTTGTCGATAAACTTGAGATCGTAACACTTTCAATATTGATCACGCCGATTTCAAATCGTTTTTCTTCTTCTACCTGCGAATTATGCTCTTGAATCAGTCTTTTAAAAACCTCTATATTGGTATCGGCTGTCCCAGCTTCTGTTGTTTCGGTTCCGTAATTATGCGCACGTTGTACTGAATCTAACAAAAAAGCAAGCTCCCCTTCACAGGAAATCTGCCCTGTGTTTTGAAAATCTTTTTCATCCGTTAAACTTCTTCCGGAAAATAACAGCTCATCATCTTCATAAACATCGATTCGAGATTTTAACTTATTGATATCGTTAACGTGAGGATGCGTTTGTAACATCCCAAAATCAAGATTTCCTGTTTTATTTAGCTCTAATGATATCTTAGGGCTAAGCACCATATAATGCGGATCGCGGACATCGTGCAGTGTTTTCCCGTCACATAGTATCTTATACATTTATAAACTACCTCCTCGATAATCGACAGATACTGTCCCATTTCCTGTAAACGTTAAAAGGTTATCCCCTTCTGATAACCAGATATCGAACACTTTACTTTTGCCCTTTGGAAGATCATAAGTGGCCCTGTTATATGTAACCTGCATCGGTGTATCGCATTCGATCACAGGAATCACTCTCTTTCTTCTTCCATAAATATTTAGCTCGTATTTTCCAGAAACTTTGATGCCTCCATATTCACGGATAATATCAGTTTCAAAATTAAAATCATCCCATAACCAATCTTCCAGAGACGAAGCAACTTCATACTTATATGGATCAACTTCTCCGGACATTACAAGCTTTCCATTTATACGATCTGTCTTTTCGACATCAATCGTAAGTCGGCCAATGTAATAAAAAGATGGATCAGTATCGAGTATGATCTTCATTTTCTTACCAACTAGGTAATTTGCAATGTCCGATACAATAGATCCCCATTCAAAAAAGTCTTCGTCTGGAGTTTCAAATTCTAGGGACAGACTACGATTCTTATACTTAACATCTCCACCAGTAACTGCTTCCGTAATATCCAGTGTTCCGTCTGCTCCTGGCACATCCTGTTCATAAGTTTTTGGCTCTGGAAAACCAAGAGTGATCGCAGTCCATCCAAGATTCCAATCCTTTAAGGTATGTTTTTCTCCGATCGTGACTCCTAATGTTCCTGGCATACTATACACCTCCTCTTGATTTTCGTGTTGCTCTTGTACTTAATTCTGTGTCCATGTAAGGGGCGATTACTCTTGTAATCTCTCGACCATCTACAATCACAGGCACCTCAATTCGTTCTGGTCCAGTATAGACTACTGATTCTGATCCATTAGCTGAATCTGTTTGCATAACTGGCTGCATTCTTGTTGTGATCGTCTGCATCTGCAGGTTGATCGCATCCTGCATCCTTGACTGAATATCTTGAACGTTCAACTTCGCTTTTGCAAACTTCTGTGCCATGTTCTGAGAGATTGTCCCCATCTGTTTATACAGATTTGGTGCTTCTTTTTCATGCCCTTTGATCGCTCCCTGAATATCATAGGAACCAATCTCTGTAAATTCTCGAGACGGGGAATGAATCTTAAGTGTCTTTTTGGCTGTCTTAATAATATTCTGGCAGATTTTCTTCATGGATTTGCTGAGGTTTCTGGTTTCGCTTTCCATACCTGCAGTTAATCCCTTGGCGATATTAACTCCTGCCTGTTTCATCTCTTTCTGCAGATCATCTGTGACTGTTTTCATTTCAGATTCATAATTTGCTTGAAGTTTTGCAAGATCATCTCCAAAGAAGTTTTCAGAAAATGTTTTGGACATGCTCTGTTGCTGATTCCACTTATTAATGTAAGCCTGCTGTTCAGCTTCTGACATATGCTGAAACCATGCCATATAAGCATTTCCTGCATCAATGTCCATTCCGAGAATCTTTTCCATCATAGACTCAGGAATCTTGTTTTCTAGCGACTTCAAGTTCTTTTGATACTTTTCAATGTCCATGATATTCTGATCAAGGTTATAGATATTTCCCCAAGATTGCTGTTTATCAGTTAAACTGTCCATCTTGTTCTTGATGTTGTTATACGCTTCCTGGTATTCATCTGACAGTTCCTGTAGTTTTTCCTGTGCAATCTTATTTAATCGATCAGCTTCTTTCTCAAATGCATCATTGTATGCTGCTGCCGTTTTTTCTCCTGCAATTTTTAATTGCTTTTCTTCTGCAGCATTCTGCTTCTTTAACTTTTTCAGCTGTTTTTTTAATTTTGCTTTTTTCTTTTTATTTTTTGTCTTACTGATCTTATCTTGAAGATTTTTCTCTGCTGTATCGTGCTTCGAAGAAACTTTACTTGTCTGCTGATCAATGATTTCTTGTACAGTTTCTGATGATCTTGACTTGGCCGTGTTGAGTGCTTCGGATATACCAGACACAAGGTTGTTTCCAATATCGGAATAATTTCCTTTTTTCGATGCACTCTTAGCTGCAGATAATGCTTCATTCACAGAAAGCTTCATTTCTGCATTGAGTTCTGTCTGCCCTTCTCTGACACCTTTTGCTACACCTGCTGGAATATTCTTACCAATCGCATCTTTATATACACGAGATGGT